ACGATGGGGACGGTCCCTCTCCACAAGAGATAAAGATGAATGCTGGATTCCAGTATGAATTGGATCTCATTAAGAAGTTGAGAGAGGAAGGTTTTACTGTGTCTGATCCTGCAGGAGCAGATAGTGCCAAGGCAGACTTGGAATTGACACCCACATATAAAAATCAGATAATTAAGTTTGAGTTGAAAGAGAAGTTGTCTGCCGACTTCGCTCAAATGAATTTTGATTTTGATACTTCGTCAATGCAATTTACCATTGACAAGAATAAAGCGTCTGCTCAGAAAGAAGCAGCAAAGACAATGATTGGTATTGCCGAGTCCTATGGCATCATAAGAGAAGCGAATTCTCATTGGCAACCACAAAAAAATATACCTGCTAAGTTTACGTTGAGTAGTAGCTCATCACTTGATCAACGTAAGGCAGCACACAAATTAGATCTTAAAAGATTTCCAGATAAGTTTCTAGCAAAGGGATCAGCAGCAGCACAAGAAGTAGAGAAGTATTATAACTCAAAGAATACTTATTATATACAGGTGAAGGGTAAAGGATTATTTTATATGGGAAGAGATCCCGAGGGATATGGATGTCCACGATTCTCTTCCTCTGTAAGAGAGAGTAGTATTAGGATTCGTATTAAGACTAACTCTTCATCCAATGCAAGGTGGTCATTCCTGATGGCAATCAAGATAACAGGACTCGGTAAGAGCAGCCATGACCTAGACAAGGATGCTAACTTCCTGCTGAAGCCAGGTTTATAAGTGTCCACTCTACCCTGACGTTGCCCCCATTCTGCCCTATAATAAGACCATGGCAAAAAACACACACCTAGAGCACCTAGAAGACGACATCTTCAACCAAGGATCTGCTGGCGCTACCAACGCTGTCAGATTCCTAGAGTCTCTTCGTGACATGCTCACCACAGGTAAGGGTGGCAACAACACCAAGGTGACTGTGAAGTGGGACGGTGCTCCTGCTATCATTTGCGGCACAGATCCTGAGACAGGAGAGTTTTTCGTTGGCACCAAGTCAGTCTTCAATAAGACTGCTCCTAAGATTTGTTACACTGATGAGTTTATTGACTTCCACTATCCTGGTGGTGCAATCGCTGACATCCTGAAGCAGTGCCTCAAGGAGTTAAAGAAACTTCCTATCAAAGGTGTTGTGCAGGGTGACCTTCTCTATACCAAGAGACCTAACGTCATCGCCATGCGTGGTCAACCATGCTACAACTTCAAACCTAACACCATTACCTATGTGATTCCTAAGCACTCTGAGTTAGGTGCTAAGGTTGCTAAGTCTAAGTTGGGCATTGTATTCCACACCTCCTACAGTGGATCCTCCATTGGTGATATGAGTGCTGGTTTCGGTGTTGATGTATCTAGTATGCAGGGTGTCAAAGACGTTGCAGTCTTCTCCTCCACCTTCCAGAATACTAACGGCATTGCAAACCTTGCTCCTGGTGAGATCAGCAAACTCAATGGCACTATCGGTAAGGCACAGCGTAGTCTTGCTAAGGGTAAGAAGTTTCTAGATGAGATCCAGAAGGCAGGTGGACCACAGACCTTTGCACCTCCTGCTCTCTTCAAGATCTACTTCAACCAAGTCATTCGTGGTGGCACTGTCCCCTCTGCAGAGGGCATTGCTACTGGTTATGTTAACTTTGTGACCAAGAAATATGACGATGAGATCAAGAAGAAAAAGACTGAGAAGTCACAGGAAGAGTGGAAGCGTCGTAAGGTAGACGCTCTCGCTTACCTAAATAATAATAAGTCTGTAATGATCCATACATTTACTGGATTCAAGGACCTTATCGCTGCAAAAGAGCAAGTGATAAATAAACTTACAAAGATTGAAGGCGTGGGTACTTTCTTGGAAGACGAGAAAGGATACCGTGTCACAAGTCCAGAAGGATTTGTAGCAATCATGGATGGACAAGCAATCAAACTTGTTGATCGTCTAGAGTTTTCACGAGCAAACTTCACCGTCGCAAAAGATTGGGGCAAATGAGATTTATTCAATTTATCAGGGAGGCAGCAGCTGCAGCAAAGCCTGCTGCTAAGAAACCTTCCACTTCTAATAAGGGGAAGTCTCCTGCTGCCCAAGCAAAGTTAGATGATAAGCATGTTGCTATCACCTTCGGTAGGTTTAACCCACCCCATGCTGGTCATGGTAAACTCCTTGATGCAGTCAAGGCACATGGTGGTGACTCAGGTAACTATCGTATCTACCCTTCTAGATCACAAGATCATAAGAAGAATCCACTGACTGCACATCAGAAGGTGGATCATATGCGTAAGATGTTTAAGGGGCACAAGGATGCTATCCAAAACAACGAAGCACATAGAAATATCTTTGACATTCTTCGTGACCTCCATGATGAGGGACATGAGCATGTCACTATGGTGGTCGGAGATGACCGTGTGAAAGAGTTTGAAACTCTTGCTAACAAATATAATGGTATGCACTATGACTTCAAGTCTATTAACATTAAGTCTGCAGGTGCTCGTGCTACTGATAGTGATGACCCTATCGAAAATCTGTCAGCATCAGCAATGCGGAAACATGCCCAAGGGGGAGATCACGAATCATTCCATCTTGGGACTGGTGGATACAAGGACTCTAAGAAACTGATGGGTGATGTTATCCAAGGGATGACACCTCCACCTAAAGCGAAGAAGGGTAAGAAGGGTGAGTCTGTCCACGAATCTGTGTGGTCATACGCTCCTAAACTTGACTTCGATGCCTTCCGTGATCACTATATGCTCAACCACATCTACAAGGTGGGTGCAATTGTAGAGCATGATGACAGTGGTATCCGTGGTAAGGTTGCTCATCGTGGCACTAACTACATCATCATGCGTGATGGTTGGGGTGGTGAGCATCGCTGCTGGTTACAACACATCACTGAAGTTGCACAACTAGGACCAGATGATCTTAGTCATGCACAAGAGGTTGCTGCTGACACCACTAAGGATCAGAGTAACTACAGTGCCGATGATGGCAGTGGTAACACCTGGAAAGCAGGGACTGATCGCTATCGTCAAGCACTTCAGGACATGACCCCTGGTCAGAAGACAATTAAATTCACAGATTTCAGAAAATCTGCTCAAACTAAATAGTATTAGCGAAATTCATTTCGGTTTAGAAACATGACGTTAGAAATGCTGGTGTCTGCGGCACTCATGGATTACAATCCCACTGAGCAGGCATATATCCTCAAGGCAATCGAAGAAGATACTCTTCCCAAATCACAGAGACTCCACACAGGTGTCATGAAAGTGATGGAAGCATTCGATGCTTACGAGCCTACAATTGAAGGCTATGCAGGATTCAAAGTTGATCGTAACACTGTCTCCAAGAAGAAGGCAGAGTATAAGGATGATCGAAATGTTGGTCGTGTTGTCCAATCAGGTGGTGACTCTATGCTCATCACTGGTAAGAAGGCAGACGGTCGCTACATTGTTGTCGGTAAGAAAGGTGAGAAGTCAGCGAGAGATGCTGCTGACCTCGGTGTGACCACTAAAGAAGAAGTGGTCGGTATTGATATCGATGATCTCCATCAAGAAATGCTTGAAGGTCTCAAGCAAGCACGCAAGAATGTGGGTGCTAGCAAGTGTTGGGACGGATACAAAGCAAGTGGCACTAAGAAGAAGGGCGGCAAAGATGTCCCTAACTGTGTCAAAGAAGAAGACGTGACAGAGCTCTATAAAGGTAAGCACGGACAGAGTGAGAAAGAGTATCAGGACGGTCGCTCACAGGGTGGCAAGATGGTCTCTGGTGATTCTAAAGGGAGTGGTGCAAAGTACTCTCATGGTAGAAGAGTTGATGATGGTGGTGCTGGTCCACAACCTGCAGGTGGTTCTAAGAAACCAAAGGCACAAGGTAGAATGGATAAGGGCGGTCGCGCAGAATTGCAAATGCGTAAAGCAAACCTCAAAGCAAAGAATGAGGACTTTATAAATAAACTATCCGACTCAGGATTGTTTACTGAAGCGGAATTGCAAAAGATGGGGGAGATGGAATGAAGCCTATCGGTCATAAAGAAACATCTCTGAAGACAACCAAAAAAGGAAATGTCACCATCAATCCAAGAAAAGAGGACCTTATGTCTGAACATTTGAGAAGTAGAATCCTTAGTAGTGTGGAAGCACTCAAGGAAGCTGCCAAAAAGAAAGACAAACACATCAAAGCTGCGAAAGCAGGCAAGCGTTGGCAAGACTCTGACGGCGACGGCAAATGGTATGAGCCTGGTCAGGATGTCAAGAAAGAAGAATGCGATCCCCCTGCTGCTGCACCTAAAGCTGACAACGTAGCAGACGACGCTGCTAAGAAGGCTGCCAAGGAGCGCATGAAGGCAAAGATGATGCAAGCTACTATCGATTTCGATAGAAAGAAGGCAGGCGGGAAGTAAACACATATATAGATCAGTAACCTACGAGGACTGATCTATGTGGGCAATTTTCCTACCCCTAGCAAAGAAAACAATTATCGGACTACTCGGTAAAGACGAAGTGCGTCACTTTATCGTGGACGTGCTGCGCTCACTGGTGTCTACAACTGACAACAAGTTGGATGACAAGGCTGTGGACGTTGTGGAGTCGCTTCTGTTTCAGAAAGAAGAATAGCTATAAATAACTTATAGGAATAATCTTCATACACGGAGAAACAATGGCTGTATTTGGAAAAATTGATGCCGCAACCTTCGCCAACAATGTAGCGGTCACCAATGGTGACGCCACTGTTACGAAAAACGCTGCGGATACTGTCGTCGTGGGCGACATTCTAGAGCTCTCTAACGTTGCATACATCGTTAAAGAAGTTACTAGCACTACTGCAATCGAATTGCACAAAGCATACGCAGGTAGCACTGCTGCTGCACTCGCTGGCGCTGTCCGTAGGACTGCACCTAAAGCGGTTGCTGAGTATGTAATCAAAGGTGGCGATAGCAACTCATACGATCTCGTATTTGTTGACACCACTGAGATGTCACTCGCTGAGAATAAGTCTCGCGGTATCACTGGTCCTGGTTGGTGGCAGTATCGCACATACACCACCGCTGCTGGAGACACCAAGCATAAGGCTGAGTGCATTGCATTCGTCCATGCTACTGCTGGTGCTGCTGGTGACGACGCTGATGACACCATCGTTGCTGATGTTGCATCTGCTGTAACTGTTACTGCACAACCTGCTGCTTCTACTTCTTCCTCTGGCGCTGGCACATTTACGCTCAGCACTTCTACCACAGGAACACCTGGAGCACTTGCTTATGTCTGGCAACGTCAGACTGCTAGCTCTACCAAGAAGTGGACTAACATCACTGCTGGACTTGACACAGGTATCACCTATGCAGACTTCACGACCGCAACTCTTGCTTACAGTGGCCTCGCTAGCGACGCTCTGGACGGTTACAAGTATCGCGTCAAGATTACCTCAGCAGGTGGCACAGAAGAAGTGATCACTGATGGTGCTGCAACTGTGACCTTCGGGTCTTGATAACTGACTTTTTTACATAATGCACTTTGATTTACTTAATGAAAAAAACTATTTGATGTTTGCTATTCAGCATTATGATAATCCACAGTCAGTAACCGTGGATGATTTTATGGAGGACATGAAG